TTACACTTTCAACCAAATCTTGTTGTTCAGGAGTCGCAGTACTAAGCTTAATCTGCTGACCAAAATATTCCTCAACTACCTTCATTTTACGTTCATTCCATTCTGGAGTTTTAGGAAATTGTGCCCAAATATTTCCTGCTTCAGCCATAGTTTCAGTAAAAGGACGTTTTTCTTCTGATTTATATTCTATTTTTTCATCAGTAACTAAATTTAAATCACCTTCAGTTTCTGATTCAATAGCTTTTCCAATTTCTGCAATTAAAGCTTCGTAAGTAAAAGGAATTTTATCAGCCATACCACCGAACCTTGAACCAGCTGTAATAAATGGGGTATTTCGTGTGTAAAAATATCTATGTTCAACACCATTTTCATCCCACTCTTGGCCGATATAAAGAATAAAATCTACAAGAGCATTAACTACCTTTAAAGCCCTTTTATCTACCATAGGTTGAAGACGCTCAATATCATTACCTCGATTATCTTTTACAATTTTAATATCTTTTTGAGCTGTAAAAGCTAATCCATAACCCATCATGGTAATTTTACGAAGAGTGGTAGCCATTTCTTTGGTATATTCATTATATCCCTTGCCAAAAGGAATTTCTGAAATTGATTTTACACCATTTTGTTGGCATATATATTCTTCACAAAGAGAAGCCATAATATCAACAGTATCAATAATAATATTTTTATACTTCTCTTTCATTTCTTTAGTTTCAAGTAATTTAACTATTCTTTTAAAATCTGTCCATTTATTGACATCAATGGGTCTAATTCCTGAAAGGGCACTATAACCTTTTTCAAAAGCACAAAGAAGAGCATCTGGGAGACTTTTTGCACAAAAAGAAGTCTTACCAGACTTCTCATTACCGTATATAAGCATTGTTTTCCCAGAAAGATTGGTATTTACCTTTGTTGGTTGTAAATTAAGTAAATCATTAAGTTCAATTGCCATATTATATCTCCTTAGAACCAAGTGTTATATAATATTGCTTTAACTTAAAAATCATCATCTGCACTAAATTTTGCTGCAACAGGTTTACTACCACCTTCAAGAAGTTCTGCACGCCGACGTTCCCTATCAGTAATACCTTCTTTTACTTTTTCCTTATCATATGCAAAATCTTCTTCTTTTGGTTCTGAACCACTTGTAATAACATATTCAATTCTATGATAAGTTCTAATTTCTTCATCAGGTTCACCAAAACCACCACCACTATCATTCACAACTTTCTGGGTAATAGTTTTGTCTACAATTTTACCACTAATTGAAACAGTATCTTTCGGTTCCCAATTAGAACGAATATAATCCACTGCCTGCTGATTTTCCGCAACAAAAGTAATCATATCCCAACGATTATACTGTTCAATAAGACCATCTACTAACAAACGACCAGTTTCTTCACCTTCTGAATCAACTTCATCGCGAATATTCTTAATATAAATTCCACAGTTAAATTTAGCTTTAGGTTCTTCATTAGTATTCAAAGTAAAGAAAGAACCTGTAATCCTAATGGAACTAGTCACATTATTCGTAAAACGTGACACCCACATGTTTTCTTCAAGACGACATCCTGATGCACGAACCTTTGTAGCTTTACTAGAATCACCACCACATGCCGCCATACTAATACCTCTATCACATACATTCATAATTTGTGTATAGGAAGGATTAGTTGTATTTTTCTTAGTTTTCTCAAAACTAAATACATTTACTGGAATAACATTTCCATCATTTGCCTGAATTTTAATATTACCAGTTACATATTTTCTACCATCTTTTTCACGCTGTTCTACATTGATTTCATTCAAAACACCAACAATATTTACAGTATTATTATCTTTATAATCCATTTTTCTCTCAATTCTTTTTTATTTTTTTATTTTATATATCTATTATAATAAAAATACCCTTACTAGTCAAAAATTAAGTAAGGGTATTATTCTTTTAGTTACTAATTAACCAACGTAAGAAATATAGCGAACTTTCTTGGTAGTTGGCTTACCTTCAGCATCCATAACTGTAGCTTCAACAGGTTCAGAGCGCTGAAGCAGATTACCACCACGAGCAGTAGCCCAATAAGTAACCATAGGATTAACCTGTTTCGGGGTAAGACCCAGAGCTTCTGCGATAGTTTCCTGAGTAATCATATCACCAACATGTTCCTTGCAATATTCCAAAACTTTTTGAGTATTTTCACTAGCTGCCATAATTTATTTTTCCTCTTTCATTTTTTATTTTTAATTATGAATTAATTTTATATTATATTAAATATAATGTCAAAAATTTATTTAATTACATTTTTAACATATCCAAACCACGACTAACACGAGCCGCATTAGGAATATCAGCTACAGGCACATTACCAAATACTTTGGAATAGAAAATTTGTTCTGTATCATCCATAGCTTCAATTTCTATTACTTCATCATTATTCAATTTATGAGCTAAACGCCCTTTAGTACCCCGTGTAGTTACAGGATATTCTTCCAAACTAGTTTTCTTCATAAAACCAGATGAAGTTACAGTACACAAGAAGGTATCTGTAGGTTTCACCAAATCAGCACTTCTAACTTCATCAGTAAGCGCTTTTAGTGCAATTCCTTTAATCCCTCTAGCGGGTAATTTAGTACAAGAAATAGCTGTGCCATCGAATATAACAATATTGCCGATTTGCGATACCATTGCAATATTCTCATTCCCCATGCCGAAAAGCACATCTACAACTTCATCATATTCTTGAAGTGCAATATATGATTTACTTTTCTTAACTGTAAGAACTTCATCGGCTTCCATTTTCTTAACCATGCCGAGCTTGGTAGTAACTACTACTTCTTTATAATTAGCAGGATTGCCGCACTCCACAATATCATCTTCATCAGGGATTTCCAAATAATTTCTCAAATTACCTTCACCCTGTTTATTTAATTTGTCATAATTTACACAATAACATTTACCAAGTTTAGTAAAAACATAGAAATTTTCTTCTGTAGTACCATTCATAATAAATTTTATTCTTCCTTTTTTGTAACTAGTTAGCTGTTTTTGATTATCTTTCTTTACAATAAAATCATTTTTAATATTTACATATATTGTAATATTTTCTATTACCTTTTGCGGCATTTCATCTTGTATAAGATTATCATAAACTTTAGTGCGTCTTGCATCACCAAATTTTTTACTAACTTCATTCCATCCATTTATAAGTTGTTGATTAAATTCTTTTTCATTTTGTAATATAATTTTAAGTCTATTAGCTTCTTGGGTCAAATTTATTTTTTCTTGTTCTAATTTTTCAACTTCAAGTTTAGCTAATGAAGCAAGTTTAATAGCTAGTACAGCTTTTGCTTGTTCTTCATCAAGAAGAAAATTACGCTGTAGTGCCGCACTGGCTGCACTTGTTGAAGATGAATTTTTAATTGTAGAAATTACTTCATCAAGATTTGCAATACAGATTAAAAGCCCATCAATAATATGGAGTCTATGCTCTATTTTAGCTAAATCAAATTCAAATCCTCTTCTATATACTTCTTTTTCATGGTCAATATGTGCTTGAAGCGCTTCACGCCAAGTAAATACTTTTGGAAAACGACCTTTGTCAAGCATAGTCATATTAACACCAAAATAATATTGAAGAGAAGTATTTTTATATAGATAGGAAAGAACTTTTTTATAATCTGCTTTTTTAGTAAGATAAATTTTAATCAATGGTTGAGTATTAGTAAGGTCATTAAAACGTTCTATTCCTGGATTATTTTGTTCATCAAGAAGAATCTGTTCGAGTTCTCCACAAATGGTATTTGTATATACAGCATAAGGAATTTCTGTTACAATTAAACAGTTTTCTCCACTATCATAATTGATAACACTTCTAAGTTTACAAGACGGACCACTTCCATTTTTTAATGATTCTTTTACTTCTTCCCAATTTAAAAGTATTCCGCCAGTTGCAAAATCTGGTTTACATAAAATTTCATCATCAGACACTTCAGGATTAAGAAGTAACTTACATAAAGCACTATTTACTTCTTTAAGATTAAATTGTGGAATGGAAGCAGATAAACCAGTACCGATCCCAAATGTTCCATTAATAATGTTATAATATCCTTTACTTGGCAGAACACTTGGATATTGTTCTGTGTCATCATAATTATCTCTCCATTCAGATATAGTATTCTTTTTTATATCTTGAAAAAGATAATTAGAAATTCCACTTAAACGTGAAGCAGTATATCGTGGAGCACTCCAGTTTCCTGATTCTGTAAGATTACCTTCACTACCTTCTACTTCAATTAATGGTGAACGCATTGCAAAGGGTTGAGCTGCGCGCATAAT